TAGATGGGATGGTTGAGAGACACAGCAAGACGCCTGTTTAGAGGGTCAAGCCTTCCGAGGGACCCCACAGCTCGGTGGTTAGTGTTACATGGCAACCTCGAAGATTTTGATATTCCTGGATACACACGATTATCAGACAATCCTGAAGTGCGGATGGCAGCTCACAAAATCGCCGATCTAATCAGCTCCATGACGATTCACCTCATGCAAAGCACCGATGACGGAGACATCCGGATTAAGAACGCCTTGTCCAGAAAGATCGACATCAACCCATACAGCCTCATGACCCGAAAAGCGTGGATGTATAACATCGTTTACACCATGCTCTTGGACGGCCGAGGCAACAGCTTTGTTTACCCGAAGATGACAGAGGATCTGATTGATGAGCTAATCCCATTGAATCCATCGATGGCAAGCATCATACCCACAGATAAAGGGTACAAAGTTCAGTATGGGAACATCGAGTATGACCACGATGAGATACTCCACTTTGTGATCAACCCGGACCCCAATGAACCCTGGCGTGGAAGGGGTTATCAGGTAGCACTGAGGGACATTGTTGCCAATCTGAAACAGGCCACAAAAACCAAGAAGAATTTCATGAGTGGCAAGTACATGCCTTCCCTCATCGTGAAGGTCGATGCAATGACGGACGAGCTCACGAATCCCGAGGGCCGAAAGGAGATCCTGCGGCAGTATGTAGATGAAACCGAAGGCGGCGGTAAGCCTTGGATCATCCCAGCGGAGCTCATTGATGTCAAAGAGGTTCGGCCGCTATCGCTGCAGGACTTGGCGATTAACGAGGCGGTTGAGCTTGACAAGCGAACTGTGGCCGGGATATTTGGGGTGCCAGCCTTCTTCCTGGGTGTCGGCAAGTTTGACCGTAATGAGTACAACAACTTCATCAACACGACCATTCTACCGATTGCCAAGGGTATCGAGCAGGAGCTCACCCGGAAGCTGCTGTGGAGTCCAGACTTTTACTTCAGGTTCAACCCGCGGTCGCTATATGCCTACGACATTCAAGAACTATCCACAGTCGGCGGCAACATGTATGTGCGTGGAATCATGACCGGGAACGAGGTAAGAGACTGGCTTGGCCTGTCTCCCAAAGAGGGCTTGTCTGAGCTGGTCATCCTGGAGAACTACATCCCGAGGGGCATGATTGGCGACCAAGCAAAACTGCAAGGGGGTGATGAAGAAGATGGACAGAGCGACCAAACAGACTAGGAGCTTGCAAACGGAGCTGACCACCAGAGCAGAGGCTGACGGCCAGGAGATGTATATCGAGGGTTACTTTGCGGTGTTTGGCCGTGAGACCGAACTGTGGCCGGGGGCTTTCGAGGAAATCGCCCCAGGAGCATTTGATGAAACGCTCAGCAATGACATCCGTGCCTTAATCAACCACGACACCACCCTAGTCCTGGGCCGGACCAAGGCCGGAACCCTGGAACTCAAGACAGACAACTACGGCCTGTGGGGGCGGGTCAAGATCAACCCTAACGACATCGACGCGGTCAATCTCTATGAGAGGGTCAAACGTGGCGATGTGGACCAGTGCTCCTTTGGTTTCAACATCACCTCCGAGGAGACAGACTGGCGGGATGACGGAACCGTCAAGTGGGCAATTACCGGCATTGACTTGCATGAAGTCTCGGTCGTGACTTTCCCGGCTTATGAGGATACTGGCGTTCAGGCTCGCAAAGAGGCTGTGGAACAACACCGGGAGCGCTTGCTGGCAGCACAAAAAAACAAGTTGAAAGAGAGGTTAAGAAGATGCTTAGGCAGTTGATGATTGCCAAACAGATTGAACAACGCAAGAATGCACTTGCTGAACTGGCGAAGCAGGAAGAGTCTTTCAAGGTTCGTTCTCAGGAGTTGGAAGCTGCTATTGAGGAAGCTCAGACGGATGAGGAAATTACAGCGGTCACCGAAGAAGTTGAGAAGCTGGAGGCCGAGCAGGCTGAGCTTAAGGAAAAGAAGTCCAAGCTTGAGGATGAGATTGCCGAACTAGAAGGTGAACTCGAAGAAATCAAGTCCAAAGAGCCCGACAATACGGAAAGAAAAAAAGGAGTTGAGAAAATGGAGAAACGCGAGTTAAGGGATTTGATTGGATCTTTTGTGCGCACCAAAGGGCGCATGTTGAGGGAGGAGCCTTCAGTAGAGCCAGAACTTGTCGGCTTTAAGATTGTTGATGGTGGCGTGCTTATACCCGAGGAAATTCTTGCGCCGGAAAAGGAAAAAAGGGATGTTGTTGATCTAACCAAGTACGTGCGGGTCCGCAAAGTCAATAGTG